CACTAGATAAAGCGGCCGAGAGAGCAGAGCTTACTCGCGTACTGGAGGCTAATAAGTGACTTTTAAGCATGCGACTATCGTCCCCCTGATCGGCGGCGAGACCATTGGTCAAGAACTAGCGTTTGGTACTCGACCTGAGTACCTCATGTCGTACGAGGCGTTCTGGTCCAACGACCAGCATATCGTCAATCACTATCAAGACGTTCCCTACTACGTACTAGATAAGAACCAGAAGCCTGACGTCAAGGTAGACGTGGTAGGCTCTGTATGCCCATGCGCTGGCCTGTCGATGCTGTCTCAGGGTTATGGCGATCACAATCAGAATAACAAGTGGATGATCGAGACAACAAAGTACGTTCTCGAGGAAGTACAGCCTAAGGTACTCTGGGGTGAGAACGCTCCCGGATTTGCCGGCAAGATCGGTGAGAACGTCCGCAAGCAGCTTCGTAAGATCGGTCAGGACAACGGCTATACCATGACTGTCTATCGCACGAGGACGAAGCTCCACGGTGGTTCTCAAGTTCGCGAGCGCTCATTCTACTTCTTCTGGAAGAGCGATAAGACACCAGTCTTAGGCTACTTCAATCGCCCGTACACAAAGATCGAGGACGTAATCCTCGGCGCGCTCGGTAACAGTCAGCGCGATCCAATCAACAAGAAGACACCTAGTCAAGACCCGTACTACCGTTTTATCCTAGAGAACATCCACGGCGGTATCTCGCACAGAGAGTTCTTTGATATCATGGAGCCATCAAACGCCCGCGGCAATGACGTGTCTGGTTATATCGAGAAGCTCGGGTATAACTACGCGCAAGTCGGTGAGTGGATGGCCGCTCAGGGGCTAGAGCGCGAGGTGGCAAAGTGTCAGTACAAGTACGACAAGCTAAATGCCGGTGGATCTATCATGCGTCGTGGTACCATAGTGCCTAAGGACTACATCGGCGCGTTCGTCGGTCACTACCCAACCTGCCTGACGCATCCCCATGAAGACCGCTATATAAACTACAGGGAGGCGATGACCATCATGGGTCTGCCTGATAACTTCGAGCTTCTCGACGCCCACAAGAACTACAACCACATCTGTCAGAACGTTCCGGTAGTCACCGCGAGAGATATGGCGAGTGAGATCAAGAAGTGGCTTGAGGGTAGCTTAGAAGAGCTAGATACAGACTATGTCTATCAGAGTAATCTATCGCAAGAGTATGAAGTTAAAGCTAAGAGTGGAGGAGACATTACAGCATGGATGTAATAGGCAAATATACAGTTGGGGCGCGTGGTTCTGATAAGAAACCTATGTACTCGACAGGGCCAAAGGATGGATACGTCGAGACAGACATCAACATGAGTTTTAATATAACCAAAGTAGACGTCAAGAAAGAAATTCCATATAAGTACAACGAAGGGGTTTACTTAAATGAGCTTACGGTGTATATTAATAATACATACGGAGAGCACTACTCAAAGAATAAGTTTCAAGCCACTGAGTTTATCATGGACTCAGGACACGGCACAGGTTTCTGCGTAGGGAATGTACTAAAGTACGCCCAGCGATACGGCAGGAAGGGTTCTCCAGAAGACTGGAGAAAAGACATGATGAAGGTCATTCACTACGCAATGATGCAACTATATGTTCATGATCAAGAACACAACAAGGAGTCTAAATAATGGAAATTAACGTACCGATTGAGGAGCTTCGCAAGCACAAGATCATGATCGCCACACCGATGTATGGCGGCATGTGCGCGGGCATGTTTACTCGCTCTATCGCTGACTTGTCAGCACTCTGCACTCACTATGGCATCCCGCTGCAGTTCTACTTCTTGTTTAACGAGTCGCTTATTACTCGCGCACGTAACTACTGCTGTGACGAGTTCATGCGCTCTGACGCAACTCACCTGATGTTTATCGACTCAGATATTGGATTCAACCCACAGGATGTTATCGCCCTCCTCGCCTTGTCTATCAAGGAAGGCAATGAGTACGACGTCATCGGCGGTCCATATCCTAAGAAGTGCATCAGCTGGGAGAAGATCAAACTCGCGGTCGACAAGGGTATCGCCGATAAAGATCCAAACGTTCTTGAGAACTTCGTGGGTGACTACGTGTTCAATCCAAAGGGCGGTGCGGGAAGCATCTCCATCGCGGAGCCAGTCGAGGTACTTGAGATTGGCACGGGCTTCATGATGATTAAGAAAGCTACGATGCAGAAGTTCGCTGACAGCTTCAAGCAGTATCTCTACAAGCCAGATCACGTTCGCACAGAGCACTTCGATGGTACTCGTCAGATCATGCAGTACTTCCAAGCTGAGATCGATCCAGTATCTAATCGCTATCTCTCTGAGGACTACTGGTTCTGTCAGAAGATTCAAGAGCTAAACCTCAAGACTTGGTTCTGCCCTTGGATGAAGATGCAGCACGTAGGTACCTATATCTTTGGCGGCTCACTTGCCGACCTAGCGTCTATCGGTGCTGCTGCTACGGCAGATCCAGGCGCACTCGGCGGTAAGAATAAGAAGTAAATTGAAGGAAGTATATTATGCAGACCATTAAGCTAGAACAAAAGACCATCGCGGTGTTGAAGAACTTCTCTACTATCAACCCGTCTATCTTGGTAAAGCCAGGTAGCGTCTTAACTACAATCTCGCCTAACAAGACGATCATGGCAAAGGCTACAATCGGACAGCAGTTCGAGAGTCAGTTTGCTATCTATGATCTATCGCGATTCTTGAGCACTCTATCCCTGTTCAATGATCCGACTCTTGAGATCAACGAGAAGCACGTCACGATCTTAAGCTCTGGAAAGAAGATGCAGTATCGGTTTGCTGATACCTCTACGGTCATCTCGCCTCCCGATAAAGAGATCAAGCTGCCTACCACCGACGTATCTTTTAAGCTTACTAATGACGCACTCAATGACGTCATGAAGGGCCTTGGAGTTCTACGACTGCCTGAGATCGCAGTCGTGGGCGACGGACAGGACATCAACCTACAGGCGATGGACTCAAAGAACACATCGTCTGATGTCTACTCCATCGCGGTTGGCTCGACAGACAAGACCTTCAAGATGATCTTTAAGTCTGAGAACATCAAGCTAATCGCTGGAGACTACGACGTGGATATCTCTTCTAAGGGTATCTCACACTTCAGAGGTGATGTGGCTGACTACTTCGTGGCGGTTGAAGCATCTTCTAGCTTCTAATTTTGATTGACAATAAGTGCAAGTCGGTATAGTATATAAATACGCAACTGACTTGCACTTTATTATATTATGGGGTTATTATGAATCAAGACTTTTTATGGGTCGAGAAGTATCGTCCAAAGACTATCGCTGATACTATCTTACCTGCTGAGCTAAAGGCTGTCTTTCAGCAGTTTATAGACCAGCAGAATATACCTAACTTGATCCTATCCGGATCCGCCGGTGTGGGTAAGACAACCGTAGCACGTGCCATGCTCGAGGAGTTGGGATGCGACTACATCGTGATCAATGGGTCTATGAATGGAAACATCGATACGCTTAGAAACGATATCCTTAACTTCGCTTCCTCAGTATCTCTGGCTGGAGGACGTAAGTACGTCATCTTGGACGAAGCTGACTACCTCAATGCCAACTCGACGCAGCCGGCTCTACGAAATTTCATCGAGGAGTTTAGTAGGAACTGCGGCTTCATACTTACTTGTAACTACAAGAACAGGATCATCGAGCCGCTCCACTCGAGGTGCTCGGTCATCGACTTCAAAATATCCGGACGAGATACTTCTAAGCTTGCAGCGCAATTCTTCAAGCGAGTCACCAACATACTACATAATGAGGGTGTACCTAACGACCCAGCCGTGGTTGCCGAAGTCATTAAGAAGCACTTCCCAGACTGGCGCCGAGTCCTAAACGAGCTGCAGAGATACTCAGCGACCGGTCAGATTGATACGGGTATACTGACTAACATGGCTGAGATATCCATGAAGTCACTAATTGATATGATGAAGAACAAGCAGTTCACCGACGTAAGAAAGTGGGTCGGCGAGAACTCAGACGCAGACCAGAACTCTATCTTCCGCAAGCTGTATGATACCGCATCCGACTACCTCGGCGCCCAGTCGGTGCCTATGCTCATTCTCATTCTATCGAAGTACCAGTATCAAGCTGCTTTCTCTGCAGACCATGAGATCAACCTAATGGCATGCTTGACTGAGATCATGATGGAGCTTGACTTCTCATGAACCCATTTGACGTAATCAAGGCAATCACTCTCACCAAGGAGAACCTGATCACGGACGATGCAAGTGAGAAGTCATACAACGGCTTCATGGTCAACCGAGGTCTGTCTTATTTTCCAGACACAATTATGTACGCTCAAGAGATGAATCTAAATCATCATCTGGATAATAAACTTCAATTCTCCTATCTAATAAATACCATAAGAAAGGGAAAGCGATTTTCTAAGTGGAATAAACCCATTAAAGACGCCGACTTCTCTGCAGTACAGGAGTACTACGGATATAATCATAAGAAGACAGAGTTGGCAATGACCATACTGTCGGCTGAGCAGATAGATGCTATAAAACAAAAACAAGAAAAAGGTGGCATTAAATGAATGTGGTAGATACACTAGTGGAAGTGAAGATAGGCCAAGAAGAAGACTTTCTCAAGATCAAAGAGACTCTCACCAGGATCGGCGTTGCATCTCGTAAAGAGAAGAAGCTGTATCAGTCTTGTCATATTCTGCACAAGCAGGGCAGGTACTACATCGTTCACTTCAAGGAGCTGTTTGCTCTAGACGGCAAGCCATCAAACTTCTCTGAGGAAGACATGGGCCGCCGCAATGCTATCGTGACTCTTCTGGAAGAGTGGGAGCTCGTTAAGATAGTAGAACCAGAGAACATCAGAGAGCCGAAGGCACCCATGAATCAGATAAAGATCCTTCCTCATAAAGAGAAGGGCGAGTGGGAGCTCGTGGCTAAGTACAACATAGGACGCAAAAAAGTATAGTGATTAGGAATTATATTATGTTTAAGATTATGGCTTTTAAGTCTAAGAAGAATAGATCATCAGAATACCAGAAGTTAGAGTCCGTAAAGAATATACTGTTTCCTCCTCCAACTAAAAAAACAGACGAGGCCGGAAATAAGTATCACATAGACTACTCGCTCGATTGGAATCTAGAGTCGGCTCTGACCGACCTAGAGATGGGACACAACGACAAGGTAGTACAGAATACCATCAAGACTGCCATTACGCAGCTGACCAAGATTCGGGAGATACTAAAGCCCGAAGATAAAGTCGATAGTGATATACAATACTTCATGATCGACAACCTACGCGTCCTCGAGGACGAAGAGCCAATTATAGAAGCGGCCGAAGAGCCTCTATAATATTTCCCATCATCATAAATAGTCATTCGCGCTGTATCCTTTGGCGCGAAGTAAGATATTGAAAGAATCAATATCCCAACCCTAAGGAGTAGAAATGAGAGTAATGGCAATAGCAACCGCTGCATTGCTATCGATGACCATAGCGGTATCGGCACAAGAGTCGGTTCAAGATATGGTCACGAGAAAAGCGGTTAGTCATGGCGTGCCTGAGAAATTCGCGCACGCGGTGATAAAGATCGAGTCCAACTATAATCCAAGAGTTATTGGTAAAAGAGGTGAATACGGACTCGGACAAATCCTATGCACAACGGCAAAGGGTGAGGGCTTTAATGGAAAGTGCAGAGAGCTATCAGATCCTGAGACTAATCTTGAGTACACGATGCTCTACCTCAGTGAGGCTCTAAAGATAGCAGATGGAGACGTCTGCAATGCTTCTACAGTATATAGCGCTGGATCAATTCGCAGTACAAGAAGATCAGCCTACTGTAGACTGGTGCTAAAGAACATGAACAACTAAGAGAATAGAATAGGCCCTTCGGGGCCTATTTTTTTATAAATAATACTAATAGAACCATGGCTCTTGTATGTCTCTCGTGATTTTTGTAATTATTTCATAAAATCTCAGGGGATAAAAATGATAGATCCAAAGTCAGCCGCTAAGATCGGCGGCGCGTATGGTAAGGGAATAACTGACGCGGTGTTTGGTATCGTCGATGTAGTTAGGAATGCACCCGCCCAGAAAGAAGCTAATAATAGAAAAGTATTAGCTCAGAATAGAATCACCGAGATAAATAACCAGATTATTCGCAATAACAATACTCTGCGCGAGCAGGCCATGCGAGAGATCGCGGCCGAGCAAGAGCAGGAGATGATCTCTAGGATGTCTCCAGCTCAGAGACAAGAGTTCTACAGGGCTAGAGCTGAGGCTGCCAAAGAGATCCACAGACTCAAGGTAGAAGCTCAGAGGAGAAAAGAAGAATTCTGGGAGTTGTTCTGGGCTGTGTTCTCTATCTTCGTAGTCCTACCAATACTAATATGGATTGGTCTACTGGTATGGGGGGCAGTAGATTTTATGGCATGTCACGGTATGAGAAGTATCATCCCTCTAATGACAGCATTATGTAGGTAAGGAAACAACATGTCTACAGTATCAGATAAGACAGCTCAGATGAGCGAGACACTGGCAGCCAGTGCCAGTAAGAGTGCGTTGGTAGAGAAGATCGTATTTGCAGCAGTTCCTATTCTCTTCTCGTGCGTGGTATACCTATTCACGGCATTGAGTTCATCTAATCATGCGATAACAGTTCTAGAGAGCAAGATCGCAGTGGTCGTTAACAATGACAACAAGGCAATTCCACCGCAGGGTACTACTATCGATATGGCCCAAATTCGCGAGAATCTTAACTCTAAGATAGATAAGAATGCAAGTGAATTGGGAGAAAAAATTGATAAAGTGGAAAAAGATGCAGCCCTCGCAAGAGCTAATATGACGCTTGAAAGAGAGAAACAGCTTGCAGCTCTAGAAAAGCAGCGAATGGAAATGATGGCTGATGCTGCTCAAGCTCGCTCAGCCATTAGATCTGATGGTGCTGCACTAGCTAATAAGTTAACAAATGATCTTTCCGATCACGTAGATGCCATTGAGAGAAATGCAGCATTGGCCAGAGCAGAACTAGACAAGAGGATTGCTCTCATTGAAAAAGATCTTCAGTGGTTAAAAGCAGGAAAGAAGTAAGATGGTGCTAAAAGACAAGACAGGTAAGGTACTGTCTCGCTCAGAAGGCGAGGCAGTCATGAAGAGCCGAGGTGCGATAACCATATCGATATACGCCGCGCTCCTCGCCATCTGCACTCTCATTGGCGGAAGCATCAGCGGTAAGGTATTGTCAAACAACATACTGGCTTCTGATACGTGGGCGTACTATCAAGCTAAGTCTATCAAGCAGACTATCTTTGAACTTGAGCTAACTACCACGACCGATAAGACACTAAGAGATACATACAGCGGTTATATAAAGAGACTTGAAGAAGGAAGACAAGAGCAATACGATAAGGCAAGAAAACTAGAAGCTGAAAGAGATGAGGCTAAGAAGAAGAGCCCGTACTTCAACTTTGCAGCTGCGTTCTTACAGATCGCGATAGTATTGAGCTCTACTGCTATCCTCGCGGTAAGCATGGAGCTTCTATTCGTGTCTATAATGTTTGGAGTGCTCGGCTCTTTATTTCTTACCAACGGGATATGGTACTTCTTTACCATTCCCTGGCTTTGACTGGATCTTCTCTTTCTTAGCGAGAGTGAAGTAGAGCCTGTTGTCTCTCTCGTCTCTATAGGGCTTGAGATCTAGATCTTTAGGGACTCTCTTGAGCTGCTCGTGTGCATCCAACTTAACGTAAGTATCGATGTGCTTGCTGTAGTCTCTCCAGTTTAATCCGGCTTTCTCTACTGCGTGCATCTCGACGTACGTTGCTATGTGGTGCGCCTGCTGATAGGACAGACCAAATACGTTCATGAGTGACTTCTCTGTTCTCTCGTGTACCAAGAGAAATGGTATGATGCTCTTGCCGTTGAAAATCTCTTTCATGTGGCGATCAAAGTATATTGTCTTTCCATCACTCGAGTATCCACCGACGTATGGTATGTCATAAGTCTTGTCTATCTTAGTTGGTCGATCGTAGGCTTTCTTAAACCTAGGATCATTGAGCATCTGGTGCTCTCTGAACGAATGCATCTTGACGTACTTCATCTATCTTCCTCATTATAGAGTTTATTCAGATCACATAGGTCTGTAACGCTATCGTCTGATCTACACTGCTCGAGGTATTTATCTTTATCAGTCGACCAGTTATCACCAGTCCACCACTCAAATCCTGGAAATCCGGCTTTGTAGGCAGAGTTCTCACCGTACCCCGGACCTATGTAGAGATATTCATGACCAGAGTCCCTAGCGTACTGCACCTCGTAGTCCACTATCTTTTTTCCTAAAGAAAGCTTTGGCTCAGCGTAGTCCCATATAGTAAACTGACTCTCTATTCCATAGTCGTACTCTATGAACTTAGTGGCAGCAACGGGAATATCATTCTTATAGATAACCATGGCAGAAGATCTATCTGCGTCGCTGAGCAGATCATAGACTATAGGGTACTTCTTATGGGATATGAATTTATCATAGACGTCTGTTAGACCATCTATCTTGCGTATGTCGTGCTCGTGGGCTACTCTATGACTCGGAATTAGCTTTGGCGTCTTGTTGTACAGAGCGAGATTAATTCTAACTAGACGTGAGTGGTACCACTTTCCATTGTAGATCGACCATCCACAAGCGAGTGCATCGCTCTCACACGAGTCTTCTAGATCTAGAGCGAGCTTTACGAGCTGCAGATCATACTTATCTTGACTGCCGTAGAAGTTATTGATCTTTATCTTCATCTCTTTTCTGCATATAGAATGCAGATCCCCCGTCCTCGTAAAAGCTTGGAATGGTATCCATTACTTTAAATCCATAAGCTTTGTATAGAGCTATAGCCGCCTCATTATCAGTAGCGACATGCAGGATGTGGGCCGGGCTCTTAATATCTAAGAATGATTCAAATAAGAGCTTAGAGTATCCCTTTCGTCTGTAGTATTTATGTATTGCGATGCTATAGAGATAGGGATGATCGTGGTATTCTACACAGAAGTATCCAACTACTTTATCTAACTCAAGAACGTATATGCTTTCTAGTCTGTCATTAAATTCTTCTTCAGATAAAAGATCAGACCGGAAGCTGTCCCGCTCTATCTCTAAGAGCATTGGAACATCTTCCGGTCTGGCTTGTCGTATCATGGCGGAGCGTATAGGAATCGAACCTATTCTACCAGTTAAGGTAGTACGGTTTAGCAAACCGCTGCATTACCATCCTGCCCACGCTCCAATATAATCAGAAGTTCATATTCATGCCGAGCATGACCTGATCGCCGGTAGCATTGAAGCTCGTCGTCGTATCAAAGTTACGAGCGACGCTGGCGCTCAGCGAGTACTTGGAGTTGATGTTGTAGGTAACGCCAGTTCCAAGCTGATGGCTCTGATAACCATCGCGACCGCTGTTGAATGCAGATGTATATGTATACTGCAGGGCGTTGATGGTGAACTTATCGTTCAGCTTATAGTCTGCATTGCCATAGAGTGCAAAGTATGGAAAGTTAGACGTGCCAAACCGCTCGCCTACGCCAACTTTACCAGACAGTGTAACTTTAGAAAAAGCAGGAAGCGCGTAGCCAGCCTGTGCTTCTAAGTTCTGGTTTAAAGCAGAGCCTGGAACTTGTGTAGTCTGAGCCATGCCGCCTACGGTAAATCCATTGCCTAGACTATGCGCGTACGTGAGCTGATACATTTCATCGGTCTTTGAGCTGAACTTACCTGGAGCAAAATCTTGTCCATAGGCAATCGTCAAGCTGTCTGCGCTCGCTTGAGTGGCGTCTGCAGTTACAGTTTGAACCGGCGGCGTCGGTGCCTTCTTCTTATTAGGAAGATCGGTTGCATAAGCTGAAGTCGCAGCAGCCATAGCTGCTACTGTAATTACGATCTTATTCATATAGTCTTTCTCCGTGTTGTGGTCATCATGACCGAAATTTGGTGCGCATGGAGGGACTTGAACCCCCAACATTTGGTTTCTAAGACCAACGCCTCTACCAATTGGACTACACGCGCACTTTATGGTAGAGTATTAATATACCATATAGATCAATAGCTGTCAACTAGATAATTTATAATAACTGACTTGAGAGCTCTAGTCTACTAGAAACCCCTCTCTATAAAAGTCAGGTAAATCTATATATCTTAATCCTCTTGTATCAATTAAGTTCGGTAGGAACGAGTATGCATCCTCTTTTCAGTGCACGGGTTCCCATGGTTATGAGGCTTATACCTCCCCGACCACGCCAAGTAAGAGAGCCACACACCTATCGGGTGGAGAGCTTACTTGGCCGCGAATCTACACTGCCTACCGAATTCTGGAGCGGGCGAAGGGGATCGAACCCTCGACAATCAGTTTGGAAAACTGAGGCTCTACCACTGAGCTACACCCGCAATTACTTTATTAGACTGATAATATCAGTACCAAGAAGCCACTTGCACAAGAGTACAAACCACAGTATCTTGATGATGAAATCAAAGACTCTATCTAGTCTCTTGAATATCTTGTACATGTATTAACTCGGAACTTCTTTTTTCTTGGGTTCTGATTCTTTAAATCTATTTTGATCTGCGGGAGCAAAAGAACTTCCTGCTGATACACCGCATGAACTTATATTATTTGTAGTTATTACTGTATATGATCCAGTAGTAGGATTAACATACATTATCATCTGACGACCCTGTGAGTCTTTGAACTCTATAAATGGCTTCTCGCCGTACTGCTGAGTAAGAAATTCATGTACTTTCTGAGCGGTATCACACGGGTTCTGGCTCTGCTGTTGTGCTACAGCGGCGGTGGTCATAAGCAGCAGTGGTATTAAGTATCTCATATGCTCCTCCTAAAAAATGGAGCGGACGAAGGGGGTCGAACCCTCGACATCGACCTTGGCAAGGTCGCGC